AAGCAAAGTGGTGCTTGGATAACGCATTATCCTTTTGAGGGTAGAAACGATATGTCGTCTTTGGAATATGAATAAATATCCAGTATGCATAGTGTCTAAGGATAGAGCAGATATATGTACAACGCATAATCTGTTAGAGCCTTATGGCATTAAATATTTCTATATGGTAGAGCCACAAGATTATAATGGCTATGTAGAAAGATTTGGCAAAGACAAAGTTGTTAATATAGGTGCTAACGATAAAGGGATTTATTACGTTAGAAACTTTTGTATTGAGTGGAGCAAAGAACAAGGGTATGAAAAGCATTGGCAGACAGACGATGATTTAAAAGCATTGTTTTACAGACCAATGAATAAATATAAAGGCACAAGAGATAGAGCTAAAATAACAGATCCTACCAAAATGCTAAATACAATAGAACAAATGGCAGATAAGTGTGTAAATTATGGTGGTGGCTGTATAGGACACGATGGCTTTGCTTTTTCTAAGAAGAACAATATTGACTTAAATAAAATGATATATTGTTTTCAGTTATTAAATAATGATGTAAAATCTAGATACCAGCCAAACACTTCTGAAGATATTGATTTTAGTGTTAGGTTATTAATGGAAAAATACGTCACTATGCTTTTTAATGAGTACAGCTTTACTACACCAAAAAGTGGTAGCATTAAAGGTGGTTGCAATTCAGCAGACTATAAAAATAATGGTAGAAAGAAAATGCACGTTAATCTATGTAGAACATATCCAAAATGGTTTACAGAATACACCAAAAATGGTCAGTCAGAAATAAAGCCATCTAAAATATGGAAAACATTTAAGCAGAAACCAATGATGAAAAAACAATGAATACAAAATATCCAGTATATATCGTATCCAAAGGCAGATGGGATAATCCACTAACAGCAAATATGTTTATCAAAGATGGTATTGACTTTAAGATCTTAGTCGAGCCACAAGAATATGACAACTATTGCAAATCGTTAGGTGCTAAATACGTATTGGCTTTACCTTTTTCTAATTTAGGAGTTGGTAGCTACCCAGCCAGAAACTTTGCTTGGGAGCATTCTATTGAGAATGGACATAAAAAGCATTGGACATTTGACGATAATATTAGAGGATTTATACGATTAAACAAAGGATATAGGATTAAATGTAATGGACTAAAAGCAATACAGACATTAGAAGAGTTTACAGACCGATACACTAACATAGGGATAAGTGCATTTAATTATCAATACTTTACTGGTGGTTTTACTAAGAAACCATTTTATGTTAACACACACGCTTATAGTGCTATGTTAATGCGTAACGATATGTCTTTTAGATGGAGATTAAAATATAACGAAGATGTAGATCTATGTTTGCAAGTATTGGATGCTGGTTTGTGTACTGTTTTATTTAATGCACTTACAATAGATAAAGTTAGCACAATAGTAAAAATGAAAGGTGGTAACCAAGACGAGCTTTATAAAAATAATGCACACGAAAAGAAAGTGCTAAAAGCAAGATCTTTGGAAGAGATATGGCCACAATACGCAGAAACTAAAATGCGATTTGGTAGACCACACCATTATGTTAACTGGAAAAAACATTTTACCCATAAACTAAAAAGAAGAACAGATATTGACTGGGATAAAATAGAGAACAAAAAAAGCGATAAATTTAAACTAAAAGCTGTAAATGACATTAAGTCAAAAAAGCTACAAAGATTTTATAAAAATGACAAAAACTGACATATTAAAAGCAAATTTACTTGAATCGTTGGAAAAGGCTTTAGGGGTTGTTACAACAGCTTGTAAGACAGCTGGTTGTAGCCGAGAGACTTTCTACAAATACTGTAGAGAGGATGAAGAGTTTAAAACTAAGGTAGAGGACATATCCAATATTACATTGGACTTTGCAGAAAGCCAACTACATAAGCAGATTATGGATGGTAATACAACAGCTACAATATTCTATCTAAAAACCAAAGGTAAGAACAGAGGGTATGTAGAACGTTCTGAAGTACAGCAAGAAACTACATACAAGAGTTTAGATATTAACATAATCGATACTGGAGTACCATTAGCGTCTAACGAAAAGGACATAGTTGATTAAGACTGGCGTACTATATCACAAGAACTATTATTCCAAAGCAGATACAATAGTTAATCAAGGTGGCACATCTTCTGGTAAGACGTATGCTATTTTACAAGTGTTATTTACAAAAGCATTGGAAGAGGAGTGTACAATAACGGTAGTTGGTCAAGATATACCTAACCTTAAGGTAGGAGCATTTAGAGATGCTCTGGATATAATTAATTCAGACGAGAGTATAAAGCAACAGATATTTCATTACAATAGATCAGATCGTATATTTACGTTTAAGAATAAGTCCATAATGGAGTTTAATTCTTACGATAACCAACAAGACGCTAAGTCTGGTAAGCGTGACTATTTGTTTGTGAATGAGGCGAATGGTATACCTTACAATATGTACGAGCAGTTATCTTTAAGAACAAGAAAGCAAGTTTACATAGATTACAACCCAGATACGAGCTTTTGGGTACACGAGAAAATAATACCACTAGATACAACAGAACTAATAATATCAGATCATAGGCACAATCCTTTTCTAAGTAGTAAAGTACGAGAAAAGATAGAAGCGTTAAAAGAACGAGATGAGAGTTTATGGAAAGTATATGCCAGAGGTATTACTGGTAGAATAGAGGGCTTGGTATTAAAGAAGTGGTATGTACTTAATGAAAGTTTTGAAGATAAGAAAATAATAGGATATGGAATAGATTTTGGTTTTTCTAATGATCCAAGCACATTAATAGAAGTACGTATGCAAGATGGAGATCTATACGTACAAGAATTAATCTACGAAACTGGATTAACCAATCAAGACATAAGCGATAGAATGGAAACACTTGGAGTTAGCAAAGGTGCTTTAATAGTGGCAGACTCAGCAGAGCCAAAAAGTATTGAAGAGTTAAGAAGAAGAAGTTGGACAGTAGATGGAGTCAAAAAAGGTAAAGACTCTGTTATGTTTGGAATTAATCTTTTGAAAGGTTATAAAATTAATGTAAATTCGTCAAGTACTAATTTAATAAAAGAACTTGAGCAATATAGATGGAAAGTAGACAAGAATGGTAATACACTTAATGTACCAATAGATGAATACAACCACGCAATAGATGCTCTTAGATATTTAATAATGCACAAATTTAGCAAGAAAGGATATGGACAATACACAGTCATATAAGATGTCGGTAAGACAATACCAAGAACTAAACGCAATAGACGAAAGTTTATCTTTGGTAGAACAGAATATTTACGCAGTAGCAGCAATTAAGGATATAACTTACGAAGAGGCTTCTAAAATAAAAATGTCTGAGTTTAAAAAGATAGTGGACGAGCTTAATGCGTTTAATGTAAAGCTACTGGAGAAACTTAGAATAAAAAGCAAGATATTTCTTAATGGCACAGAATATCACTTAGAGCATAAGCCAGAAAAGCTAACAAGTGGGCAGCTTTTAGATGTTATAAATATTAGGAGTAAAAATCAAGGAGAAGCAGTAAAGGTAATGCACTTGCTTCTGGCAGCTATGAGCAGACCGAGAGGTAAGGAATATGGCGAGGACGATATAACCTTAGAGGAAAGGTCTAAGCTAATTCAAGATGTAAATCTACAAGACGTTTGGAATGTCTTTGTTTTTTTTTGGAATCTTTGGAACGACTACTTGAACGATACAGAGGACTCTTTGAGCAAGTGGATGGCGGAGACTCTGGAGATGACCAAGCAGATTTTGGAAAACGATGGGGACTCTTCAGTATAATTTCAGCAATGGCAGATTTACATAACATAAGTATTAACGAGTCGACTAAATTAGGAGCAATAGAATTTCTTAATTGGTGGGCATATATGGTAGAGAAACAAGATTATGAGAAAGCAACAAGCAGAACTATTTAACAGCCTAACACAATACTGGCAGGAAATTGTAGACGAATTAGTACAATCTTTGTACGATGTTGGTAAGGTGGCAAGTGGCCAGACAGCACAGAATATAGGTGCTTTTAATCCTAAGCCAGTACAATTAACTGCTGGTGGTTTTAGAATACAAATTGCAATGCCAGATTATTACCAATACATAGACGAGGGTGTAAGTGGTGCAAAGAATAATACTGGGATAAGTCGTTTCAAATACACAGATAAAATGCCACCTATCTCAGCTATACGCAAATTTATGCTTAACAGAGGTATAGACCCAGCGAAACAAAGTAACACTAAATCTGGTAAACGTAGAGACGATGAAGCGATACGAAACTCAATAGCGTTTGTAATTGCAAGATCTATTTACGAGAATGGTCTGGATAAAACAAACTTCTATTCTAATGTAATAAATGATCAAGAATTGTTACAGTTTGAAGCTAAGTTGATACAGCAATACAGAAAGTATATTATCGATATTGTTACGGTAGATTAAAATAAAATTTTTTTGTTTGTAATTTATGTATATATTTGTAGTACAATAACAAACACAATAACAAAATGAATAACACAATTACAAACATCGACCAAATTTTAAACGACCCTTTATTTGTAGAAATGATGGAGCAAGAAGAAAAAGAACTTAAAGAATGTGGATGGACATACGAAGAAATAAAGTCAGTTGCTGATATGGTAACTGGTAAATAAATAACCAAAAAACTAAGTACTCGAGTTAATGTATGAAAAAGTGGAAGACCCACAAGTAATACGTTTAGAAAGCCCTCAGAAATGGGGGTTTTTTTATTTTAAAAATAATATTATATTTGTAGTGTAATAATTATTACTGTCTTTTTCATTAAATTAACCTCTAGAAATAGAGGTTTTTTTATGACCATAAATTTGTAGATCTAATTTGGTATATATAAGTGTATGGCACTTACAATACAAGACCAACCGACAACCAATATACCAGAGCCGAGCTTTGCTCCTATTGAATATCTAGTCAATAGTACAAATACTTCCGAGAGTGGATTTAAGGTAATAGCGAGTTTATTTACAGATCCAACTGGAGATAATACAAAGATTGCTACGCTTCAGCTAAATACTATTCCATCTGCTACACAAGTTGTAACAGATATACAGAATATCATACAATCGTTTGTAAGCAGCGATTATTCTATTCTAACTGGAGATACTGTAGATATATCACAAAGTGCCTTAAATGACTTTAAAATAGCTTTTCAAGAGTATTATAGTGGTGCGTTACAAGGTAGTGCAGTAAGTGGCAATACTTTTGATAGCTGGAACTCGTCTCCAAAATATATCGAATGGGCAGATTTATCTGGTAGTACAAAAGACTATTATAACTGGAGTATTGAAGACGCTTCTGCTGAAACCGACAAAGAGTTTCTAAATGGATTTGAGCAAGATGCTGAGTGGTTTAATTTAGGTAAGTCTAACAACTTTTTAAAGGTAAGATCTGCACAAAAATATCAAGCGTCTTGGATTATGCGACAGAATCTAAGCGATACTTACAAGATATATTTAAAGACATTAGACAGTACTTTTACAAATATATTGTCAACTACAATGACTGCTGCAAATACTGCTGGATTATATACGCTTGATGTTGGTGCTTCAGAGATTGCTTCACATAGCTGGGGTACGACTCCAGTAATGACAAACGTAAAATACTATGCTTTAAGGATATTAAACTTTACGGAAGATGTTTGGGCTACTAAAACAATAATGTTTGAAATAGATGACTGCGATAACACTTACACAGATTACGAGCTACATTGGTTAAATAGAAAGGGTGGATATGATAGCTTTACATTTAGTGGCAAATCAAACCAGACTACAAATATTACAAAGAACTTTGCTAAATACAATACTCGCACAATAGGAGCAAGTAGCATAACTCATAATACCTATGCACAACGTAAGAGAGCATTCCATACGTCTTTAAAAGACAATTACAGATTAAATAGTAGATTACTAAAGGACTTTGAGGTAACTGCCTTAGAGGACTTGTTTTCTTCTCCAGAGGTTTTCTGGAAAAATGGTAGCAACTTTATGGCAGTTAATGTAACTGGTAGTACATTTGAACACGCTAAAAGCGAAAATGGTCAAGTGTATTCTATGGAAGTTAGTATGGAGGTTGATAATAGCGATAAGCGACAATGGTAATAGAGCATATAATAGCTGGGTATTCAATACCAC